ATTATCGATATAGTTTTTATACTTATCAAACACGTCTTTTAAAAGGTTTTCTGCATGACCATAATCTGGAGTAAACCATTTTGCTCCGTCAATTAAGAATTCATTTTGTGCTGATGGGTGAATTGGTGTTAATTGTCCTTTTACCTCAACTATAAATTCTTCATTTAAGAAATCCTTTTGACCTGTTTGAAAAGGTACGATTAATGGTTTACCGGTAGTAGCAAACTCTAATAATGGACGACCAAATCCTTCTGCTTTTGTTAATGAATACATTGCCTTAACCTTAGGATGATTATATAATGAATTCATTTCAGTATCAGTCAAATCACCATGTAATAAATAAATATTTGGTAATTTTGTGTTTTTAAAGATTGGTTGATCTAATACTTGACCGATTCGATTTTCGATATCCATTCTATCCATAGTCGAATACGTAGCACCAGATGTTTTAAGTATCAGTGCTGGCATTGACTTTTTGCCTTTGAATGTATTAACAAACGAATAAATCACTCCAGATACATTTTTTCTATCTTCGCCAATATTGCCTGTTAACCAATGCCCAACACTTAAAAATGCAAACTGTTCTTCAATCTGATCTAATATATCTAAATTACCTCCAGCATTTAATGTCGTATATACTGATTCATTAAAATATTCAGGAACTACTATCAATTTACAAGTAATCAATTTATTACTAGATTTTGCAGTATTTTCAAATACTTCTTTAGTAAATTTACTAGGAACCACTACTATTTGCATTCGGTTAATACAATCAATCCATTCTGCAGGACATATATCGCCTTCGGTACCGGCAGTTACCCCAATATTTAATTTAGCAACAGCTTGAAACTCGGTAGGTACAGTTATTTGTATAAAAATGTCTGGTTGAAATTGGATCGGTAATGGTATAATTCTACGTTTCCAATCATTGCTAATTGGATATGTAAATGGAGTGTGTCCCCATGGCATAGACAACAGTTTAATATCCCATTCTGCGTCTTTTCTCTCGATCAAATTTGTAATAATTTCACGAGCGTGGTGTCCATATCCACTTTGTGTTGCTACTGGACTTGATATAACTACTTTTAACATACAATTCCTGGTTTTTCGTAACTATTTAATTTAAATTTATGAATTGAAAAATTAGGTCTAGATTCTGCTTGTACTTCGAAAAGATATTCAAACATTTCAATCATCTTATCACCCATTTGTTCTGCGGTTAGTCCTTTTTTCAATGCCCACTCTCTACCAGCATATCCCATTTCATCTCTCAATGTCTCTGGAGTCGTATACCAATACATGATTGCATCTGATACATCTTCAAAACGAACTCTATCATCGAAGATATATGGTGTTGCTGGAGATCCTTGTAACGATCTATTGCTAGGAAATACCGGTTTAGCCCATATTCCGTGTAATTTATACTTACCGGTATGATTTGTTGTGAATTCACCATCAAACTCAATATCATTTTCATTTTCATCTACAAAACCACATTGATCTTGTAATCCACCTGTTACATTATTAATAATAGGAGTACCCGATAAAATTGCTTCTGTACTACTTAGTCCCCAACCTTCGTTGCTACCAATGTTTGCAACTACATCTGCAACATTATACATTAAATTTAAATCGTAGGCAGATACTTTTTGTTGTGAAAATATTATTTTACAATTAGGTGCTAATGCTTTATGAACTGCAATTAAATCAGTACCATTTTCATCAATTGGATCTGTATGCATCATTAATGCTACTTTTGTTTTTTGTGATTCTGGCAATTGATCTACAAAATGCTTAAATGCCAATATTAAATCGCCTGGTTGTTTTCTTCTAATATTACGGTTATTCCAAAACACAATGAAATCTACATCGTTGTCTGTTTTCATTCGTTTGAACATTTCTCGATAATTATCACTAGTTTTATCTACAGGTTTAAATATATTATGATTCAAACCGTGTGGTACATATCCAGTAACAACATCATTCCATTTTTTCGAAACGTCAGGGACAGGATGTTTATCATATTCGATAACACCAAATCCATTCTGTTTAAGAACTTCATTATGAATATTATCCGATTGTCTACTAATACCCATAATCATATCGCAACTTGCATAAAATGGAGCATTCCATTGTGGAAATGGTAAATCATCCCAAATTGAATAATATATAATTGGAATTTTATATGTAGTTTTTATTTCATGTTCTAATGCATATAACCAAGTCCAATACCTAGGATCGGTAAAGTGTAAGATTGCATCTGGATTTTCAGTATTTAATAATGAAAACAATATGTTTCTATCTCCATAACCGTTCCATGGAATAACTTTCACATCGGCATCTTCAATACCCGTTTCTTGTGCTACCTGTCCCGATAAATCTAGACCTCTTCCCGCTTCTGGGTGATTTAGTGCTGAGCCTAATTGTATCCAATCATATTTCTTAACTGTATTGAATATGATTTCTTTACTAACGGTTCCGATTCCCGATGGTAGCCTAAAATCATCAGCTAATAATAAAATTTTCTTTTTCTTCGGTTTGTCTAAATTGACGTTTTCTAATTTAGGTAAATTCATTAATGTAACCTTTTTTAATTTATAACTATTTATATATAAATATTGATTAACCTAGTATTACCACCGGTTTATTCAATTTTTTAGTTCTAGACCAAGCTGTTTGCAATACTGGATCTAATTGTGTATTATTACTCATTATCATCATATAATCACACGTTTCTGCAATAAGTTTCATTCTGTGGTGTAATTGACTAAAATGATATTTCTTACCATAATATGATTCTGGCATCGCCGAATATAAATTATAACCAGAAAATGATGGATTAAACTCCCTATATTCCATACCAAACTCTAATGCAAATTTACGTACATGGAAGTTTGCGCCTTCCGGTCCGCCAGCTCCAATAATTACTAATTGATCTGGAAACTTCTGTTTTAGCATTTGTAGAGTTTCTTGTATCTTTCTTTTATTTTGCCATTCTGTATTTCCTATAACTGCGACATTTGTCATTGAGTTTTCTCGTATTTAAATTTAACTAGTTTAGGCATATAGCCCCATATAATTCGAAGCATCGATTCTAATATTGTACGATTTTGTTTACCATTTGGATTATCATGATCTGTACACAATACATAATCATATTGAGTAACTCCAATAAATGGATCTCGTTTATTAATAAAATAATTGTAAACGTAAGTGTGTTTATGTTTATACTTTATCATATTACTATTATATATATTTTTAGTTACGAATCCTATCAGCTTTCGGACAATTTGCATAATCAGTTTTAAATGGGCAATACTTACAATGTTTATCACCTTTGCCTGAAACAGCTAGATATGTTCTTGTTTCATTTTTATTGCCTTCAGTATCAAAACACGCTTCTACAAATGCATCTACTTGTCGCTGAACTTTCTTTTGTGTTACTGATCCAGCTGCTGGTTTAAATTGTTGTATTCGCTTTTGTGGAAACATTGACTCTTCAACAATCTTTCTTTTAACAATAAAAAATTCAACTGTTATATTATCTTTAGGAATTCCAAATTGTTCTGAAAAATAATTCTTATATGCAATTAATTGTGCTGTTTTGATTGGATCTGCTTTTTGATGTTGATTCCAACCCATTCTGCTAGTTTTAATATCTAGTATATGTATGGTATTTGTAGGAACGTGTCTTAATACAACATCAATAAATCCATACCAATATACAGACGGATTGGATTTTGATGCTGGTGTACACAATTCTAATTCGATGCCTATTAGTTCCCAATCCTTTGTAGAAAAATATTGTTTTCTTCGTTTTGTAAACCAATCTAATATAGCAGATCCATCTTCTAAATACTCTGCCATTTGAATAGCGTTTGAGTAGTGTATACCACCATTGGTTTCTAGACATCTACTATATTCCATACGCAATTTTTGTGTTAGTATTGCACGTAAATCTAAAGAATCTGCACGTTTAACTGAATCCGTATACATTATTGTTAAATAATGCTGTAATGTTTCGTGGAATGCCGTACCAAATGTGGTTTCTATACTATCAGTATATGAATCCAATTTATCTATATAATTTAATTTCCATTTTCGTGGACATTGCTCATATGTAGCCCATTGTGAATATGATATCTTTCTAGGTACAGAATCTGCATCTCTTAAAGATAGTTTAAATATAGGTGATATGTAGTTTCCTTGTTTCATACTTTAATATAAGAAAAATAATTAACAATTCCAAATATAATGTAGAAAATCCTCCCCAATTAAGGAGAGGATTCAATTAGGTGATCAATTACAGGTAGCGACACTTATAATTGATCTATATGGCATAACCATAGACGGTCCTAATCCGTTTTTTTATTATTTTTCTTTATTATATGAAATTAAATTCTATTTTCCAAGTTTATGGCTGAAGATATGTTTGTATAAATAAATTAAACCACAATTTACTACTACGATCAAATGGATTAATGTCATATGCAATTGGATCCGATTGTTGATCGGTATTTTCTAATATTACTGAATTTGGTCGTTTAGAAACTCCTGAAACTTTTTTTTGTGAAAAATATCCTTTGTATTTTCTAGATTGTTTATCAATTGCCTTTAACAAAAGATTACCCGTTGATTGTTCGTATGAAACTTCAGTTATTATAACATCGGTAATATTTTTTAGTTTGAAATCATATATCAACTTCATCGGTTGTTTTAAATTCACATAAATTGGCTTTTTACCTTGAGTTGTAGGATGCGGAGATCTTGGAAAACTTAATATACTCATGTTACTTCCTGAATTTATCTTGTTGTTCTTTTATATATAAATCTATAGTATCTTTTGTCTTTTGTAAGTCTTCTAACCAATTACCTTTGTGACGACATCTAATAACTCTTTTTAATATATCAAATTCATATGAATTCAATCCAAAATCATCGGCTACTTTATAAATTGTACTAGATCCTTTATAATATTTCTGAGTATTGTTAAATTTAATGTTATTTCCTATATTTTTAAATGTTTCTTCTACTCGTTCATTTGTACTCATTTTTTTACTCCTTTTATTAATGTTTTTATCTCCGCATCAGTATACCCATACAAAGATATAATTTTTGTAACTTGTTCCACATTTAACAAATCTAAATATTCCACTGCTTCAGATTTAGATATAGTAAAGTGTTCTACTAATTGGTCAATTAATTTAGGATTATATGTATCTTCCTTCGAAGATTTTATATATTTTGCAAAACCTTTATTTTGGGGCAAAAGCTCGTGGTATACGCGGTATGTTTCTTTTGGTGTTAACGTACCTATTGTATATTTTTGTAGCATATTAACTAGGTCAATTAGTTCCATTCGCATAGACAACCAACGATTCACTATAAATGGTGCAAATTTCTTTTGATCTGACTCGCTCCATTCTATCCATCGCTTCTTTTTGTGCGTTATTCCATCAATAAAGTCAAATATTGTTGCACTTTTAATAGCTACCGTCTCTTTTGCTTTTTTTGCCATTATAATTTATATTTACGTTTATATTGAGTTTCAAATTCAGATCCTATCCCGATATCTAGATAAACTGCGTTATCAGGAATACCGGGAAGTTTCTTTTCTAGAATATCATCAATATTTTTATTTCGAAATGTTTTCATTTTAATTTTTGCATTGCTTCGGTTTGAAGTTTTAAAAACTAAAGTAACATTTGATTTATGATATTGAACTGACATTATTTTTTCAATTTAATTGGCTGAAATTCATCTGGTATTGCACCACAATCATCGCATCGGAATGTCGGGATTGGTACCATTGTATCTTTATCACTTCCTGTTAATAGTTTAGATACTTTATTAATTGCCATGACTTGTCGAAAATACATACCAGTGCATTCTTTACATACAATTGGTTGCATATCATTTGGTCCGACATTGATGTTTAATTTATTATTACTCATAGTTCTCCCATTAATTTAACAAACATTGCCATTATATTAATTTCTTTATCTACAACTGATGCATCTTGATATTGTGCCTCTGCTATAATCAATATAACCGATGCAATAGATCCCGTTGCATATTCGTCCATTGTATCATATAAAAATCTATATAATGGCGTAAAATCTTTAACTTTGCTATCTGCAATAATTTGTCTTATTTTTGCAAATGATGCTTTTTTATCTGAACATTTCTTTAATACTTCTAGTATTTCAGTCATGTAATTTGCTTGTATTGCACTAGCTTTATCCAATTGCAATTTTCCATCTCGTACACTACCTTGTGCAGCATTGATTGCCCGACGAATATCTGGATATGATGAATTGATAATAGCAACTACATCTTTAATGTCATATTCAATTCCTTCTGACTCTAAAACTGTTACTAATCGTTTAGCAACTTCTGTTTTACTAGGAGGTGTAATTGCAAATACCTGACATCTAGATTGAATTGGATCGATTACCTTTTCTACATAGTTACATGTTAATATGAATCTAGTAGATTTGCTATATGTTTCCATTATATTACGAAGGGCAGCCATGGCATTGGGAGTCATAAAGTCAAACTCATCTAATATCACAATCTTCCAACGATTAAATCCAACAGAACTAGCAAATCTAGATATTTGATCTCTAACCATATCAACACTATTTGTATCAGATGCATTGATGTACATGATCTGGCTGTCTAATGCATTTGCTAGAATTTTAGCTAATGTTGTCTTACCAGTTCCAGCTGTTCCATACAACAATAAATGAGGTAATTCATTATTAGCAATCCAAATCTTTGCTTTTTCAATTAAAGATTCATTTCCAATATAACCATCTAAGGTACTAGGGCGAAATGCTTCAACCCACAAATCATGTTTCTTAACTTCTGCCATTTTTTATTTATTTACCTGTTGATCCAAATCCACCTTCGCCTCTGTCTGAATCTGATAATTCGTCAGTTTCAACAAATGTAATCCATGGATATGGCATAATTATCAATTGACCAATACGATCACCAACTGCGTATATATACGCATCTTCAATTCCATTAACCGGCCGGAATTTAAACATAAGTTCGCCCCTATACCCTGAATCGACAACTCCAACATGATTTGTTAAATATAAATCAGTTTTGCTATTTGATGATCTAGGATATAACAATCCAACATAGCCGTCTGGTATTTCGACTGCTAATCCAGTTCCATATACGATATTACCGTATACATCATCATCTATAGATGTTGCTACCAAATCTAATCCAGCATCTCCCGGCTTTGCGTATGCCGGGATTACTGCATTAGGATGTAATTTTTTTATTTTTACTTCCATTATATTATTAATTTTGTAATTGTACTAACCAATATGAAGATTCAAAATCAGCACCAGTAAAATTAATTCTTGCTAAACCATCTGGTGAAATATGCAATGTTCCCATATCTCCTTTATTAGCAGTTAACACCTCTTTTAATTTTTCTGCTGAAAAACAAATTGGTTCCATATCTGCATCTGATGTATTACCAATTTCAAATGAAATATTATCTGCATTAATTGTGGTATAGTTAATTACAAATATAATTTTACCTGCTCTAACTTGTACCGCAAAGTTTTTTGCATCTGGTAATGCGTTTTTTGCTTTAATGAATCGATTAATAAATTCATCATCTACATTGATTGATACTTTATAATCTGGTTCTGCATTAATAGTTGGAACTGCTGGAATAACTGATGTATCTGCTAACATGAATGTCAATTTAGTAGATCCTTCTGTAATCTTCATTGCATAATTCTTACCACCTGCTTCTTGTACATTGATATTAATATTCTCACCAACCGCAGATAACATTTTTGTTAATGCCCCTGTATGGTTAATACCTAAAGATCCTGTCATGAATGGAGTTGTATTCCATTGAATCTTACCTACGACTGTTTGATCTCCATCGATCAACTCACAATTAATACCACTACCATTTTCTTTAAGTGTTACCGCTTCGCAATTACCACCTAAATAGTATCTATTAATAAAATTAACTAATTTACTTTTTTCCATAACTTATTAAAATTTAAAAAATTCACTGAATTTAACTGCATCTGTAGTCGAAATACTATCGCCTCCAAATTTCTTATATGTTTTGATATATGATC